TGCTTGTTCCAACGCTTGTGTTTCTGGTTGAGTGATTTGATTCATGATTGCTTTCCTTTTTAAAATGTTGGTGAAGCGCACCAACGACGCAACTGGCAGACACCATGTCTGCGAGTTTTTCTACGAAAAAGAGGTATGAGTGTTCCCTACGCTATGCGCCATGCGAATAGGTCGAGGAGGAGGACTACGAGTGCGGCTGTGTACACAAGTACAAAGGTGAGGTTGGTCATGTTGTTAGTCTTTCCTTGGGTGTGTATTTCATTCTTCTAACTCCTTGAATTTAAATGGCACATTTACTTTACTCAACATGTTGCCCTCACAATCAAAGACAACCATATTGAAGAACCCCAGTTCTTGGCGTATGTGTACATAGCCGATGTCTTTTGTGACTTCGTGGTACTTGTCGCTGTACACATCAAACTTGATAACGACTGAATCGTCATTGAGTCTGTCTGTACGCAAGGCAATGCGTTCATAGCTTTTCAATTTCATTACGCTCTCCCTTCGTAAAAATATTTAAGCTCAGCCCTCAAGTTGTCAATCTCAATTTGCTTGGGGTCTTCGTAGTCCAAGCTCTCGGTCACGATGTAGCCCTGACTTGCGGCTAACTGTTCCAACGCAGGCAGGCAAGCCATGTAGGTTGACTCTTCGTCAAACTGTGCCACGATATGCGCACCCGCATTTGCTTCAAAATAAACTGTAACTTTCATTCTGCTTCTCCCTTGTTGTGTTCCCTTGCCAACGCTTCGTCCTGCATACCTTGCTTGTATGCAATCGCCCACACATCGTTTGCAAAATTGATTAGGTAGTCGCTGAGCCGTAGCTCATGCTTGTCTGCCAGCGCTTCCAACATATCTATATCAGGTCTCATTTACTTCTCCCTCAAGAGTTTTGATTGCTTCCTCAATGGCGGCTATGCCATCGTCCTTGTTGCCCTGCGTCAGGTCATACAGGGCGGCGTTGAGTATTTCCCACACCAGTTGTGCGGTGCGTGCGTCTATGTCTTTAATCATTCTTCTCTCCCAAAGTTGTTTATACAAACTCGCAGACACCATGTCTGCCAGTTACTTACGCCGAGCCAGTAGCTCGGGCACTTTCATGCGTGCCTTCTCCTCCTTTCCTATGCTCATCCACCTGTCACGCAAGGACTCGACTCCGAAGTCGGACACCAAGTCCCACCAATCTTTCTTAATCCTTTTGTACTTGTGCGGGTCTGCCTCGAAGTCGAGCAGTATCTTGCTTCTCTCCCGCTTCAGTACGCCCTCGTACTTATCCAACAACCCTGCATACACATCGTTGCCCGCCTCATGGGCGTAGCGTAGCTGTGCATTTATCTTTCTGATTTCATATGTCATGGGTGCAAGGGTTTCTTTGAGTTGTCTGCGCCATTGGTCAACCCACGCTTCGTATCTCGCCTTGCTCATGATGAGCCGCGCCATGCGTTTGCGTTCGTCCAGTATCAGCTTCGCCTTCACTTCGCTTATGTCACCACTCACCATCATGTTGTGCAGTTGCTTGGGTGTCTGCTTGCGTGGGGGTGTGCGTTTGGGTTGGCAGTCCTTGCAGTTCTTTGAGCTGATGGTCATGAGTACCTCGCCTTTCATACCCCGTGCTTGCATTTGGGCACGAGACAGTCGGCGTTTGAATTGTGCAAGGGGTTTGTCTGCCCCACATTTGGCACATTTTTTGTAGTCCTTTTGCATGAGAAAGACCTTTCATTTTAGTGGGAGATACCCACTTGTTGCTCGACGATACCCACCATTCTGCGTACTTGGACACTCTAGTGGGTGCGGTGTTTTACCAGTAAACATCGAGGATTGTAGTGCATCATCCCCACATACCTACCCAGTTTCCAGAGAACACAAACCTTTTTTCTTTTTTTCAAAGCAAACCACACCCACTTGCCCGTATATATATATATCTATCTTTTAATCTCTTATATATATATAGGTATTGTGGGCTGGACATTGCTTGAAGCCCCGCCAACGCTGGAAGAATTGCGCACCCAGTAGTGTGTCCAGTTGCGCAGAATGGTGGGTATGATACCCACTACTGTATATAAACACAGTAGAAGGAGTAGTTACTGTATGTTCATGCAGCTTTTTGTTGTTTTTTAAACTGGCAGACATCGTGTCTGCCAGTTTGCCTGTTGTCAGAGGAGTTTGAGTTGTGTGCATTGGGCTTTTATGGTGTGCCACTCCTCTTTCCACCTTGCCTGTCGCAAGGCTTCGGCACGCCTTGGGTCTTTGCGCCTGAGTTGCTCGTCTTGTTTCAGTTGTGTTTTTAGTTGTTGTAGTTTGGCTTTGATTTCGGGTTTCATTGGGCTTCCTTTCAGACAAACAGATACCAGACGGGAGAGAATGTGCGCTTGCAGGCAATAGCCATGCGGTATTCGTGCGCAAGGATTTGACGGATTTCTTTGAGTTGTGCTTTAGTCATGATGCTTTCCAGTTAAGTTGAGTGCGACCATTCAAATGTTTTGAACGATGCGGGGGTGAATGGACAAGAAAAGAAACAGCGGTGGGACGAGACATCCACACCGCTTTGAAAAAACTCGCAGACAAGATGTCTGCGAGTTTCAGATTGAAGCCAAGAAGCGACGCTTCTCAGCCGCAGTCATTCCCTCGTACGCTGTCACAAGGCGAGCAACCTTGTCCTTCTTCTTGCTTGTCTTTGGTTTCTTTGCGTCTGCCTCGACATCCACAAAGATGTTGTTGAGAATCCTGTCGGTGCGTTTCTGCTCGGCAGTACCTCGCCCGAATGTCCAGCCACGCTGTCCCTCGTAAGGCTTGCGTGTGGTGGTGGACAACTCAGACACATAGAACACGACATAAGGCACAGCGTCCTTGCGTGTGCCTACACCGTTGGCAAGCAAGGTGTCGAGCAAACTGGCAGACGAGATGTCTGCGAGTTTCAGGGTAGGAACGATTGCACGATAGGTGTTTGCATTGATTGCTGTTGCGAGTTTCATAGATAGCTCTCCAAAAGAAAAACCCCGCAACTGGCGGGGCGACAGAACGACTGAGTTCCCCCAATCGATAAATCTATTATAGCACAAACAGGTTTGGCAATACCCTTGACACGATAAATGTGAATACCTTAGACCCCACCGTACCCCCATGACCCCATATGTCAGCGAGGCATGCGTCGTTGTGTGAACACTATTCCCCTCCGATTCCCAGCACCCCAGTAATACTTAACCCCTACACCCCCTAAATTTTTCTAAAAATTCCAAACAACCTGTGTCAAACGTTGGACAACCATACCCATAAAAAAACCCCCCGGCATTGCTGACGAGGGGCTGAACAGTTGGGTCACAACTGAGGAGAGAAGCAAGTGCTTGCGCAACTGCTGGAAATAAGTGTACACTGCAAACCAACGCGCAACAACCCTGTGTAAAAACACAGCTATCAAAATGTTGGAGCATTTGGTGCAGTTCTCCCCAGACGACGCCGGTCTGGACGATTTCGTAGGTATTAAAGCTGTTTCGTCAGCGGATTTACTGTCGGCGCAAATAGCCACGGCAGAGTTGTTGGATGAGCTGGGTGTCACGCCAGACAACCAGATCAGTTACGAAGCCCAGACACAGGCGGCTCGCGACGCGTTCAAAGTGGTGATTGCCGACAAAGACTCGGACGAGCAAAAGACAAAGCTGCTCCAGTTAAAGACCCCCGCCGCTGTGCGCCACATCACGGGCATGCTGACAGCCTATGACTGGGAGTTTGTACAGATGGCCAAAGAACTCCGTGGGTACACGGTGGCCAAGTTGTTTGAGGAAACTCAGTCTCCCAACGCCAACATCCGCTTGAAGGCTCTTGGTCTACTTGGCAAAGTTACGGAAGTCGGGCTGTTCACCGACAAGGTTGAGATCAAGAAAACCGACCTGACCGACGAAGAGATCGACAAGAAGCTCAAAGACAAGCTTGCTGCCTTCATGGGCGTGCAAGACGTGGAACCGATTGAAGACATAGAAATAAACGAACCGCCAGATGAAACTCAGCAACCTGACGCTCAGCCCGACTGAAATTCAGGCCATTCAAAAAGCCCTCCCCACCATGTCCCTAGCAGAGAAGGTGGAGCTGATGGACATGCTTGAGGAACGTGAAAAACGTTACAAACTGGTGGCTGGGCGCACGGACATGATTAAGTTTGCCCAGCACGTCTACCCCGGATTCAAGGTCGGGCCTCACCACAGGAAGCTGGCCAAGATATTTCAGGACGTGATTGATGGCAAAAAGAAACGCGTCATCATCAACATCGCCCCACGTATGGGTAAATCTGAATTCTCGTCGTACCTGTTCCCAGCGTACTTCCTTGGCAACTTCCCCGACAAGAAGATCATCATGGGCACGCACACCGCTAGCTTGTCTGAGGACTTTGGTCGCCGAGTCAGAAACTTAATCAACGATGAGAGCTACCATGAACTATTCCCCCAAACCCTTGTGGCAGACGACCAGAAGGCTGCTGGAAAGTGGAGCACTGCTGCCGGTGGTCAGTATTACGCTGCTGGTGTTGGCGGTGCTCTCGCTGGTCGCGGAGCTGACCTTTTTGTTATTGACGATCCGCATTCGGAGCAGGATGTAAAGGCAAACAGTCGTCTAGCGTTTGACACCGCATGGTCTTGGTTTCAGACTGGCCCGTTGCAGCGATTGATGCCGGGAGGAGGAATCATTGTTGTTATGACACGTTGGGGGCCGCTGGACTTGACTGGCAGGCTTATCCAGTATCAAGTCAATAACCCGGACTCACCTCAGTGGGAGATTGTGGAGCTGCCCGCCATACTGAATGAGAACACGGATAACGAGAAGTCACTCTGGCCAGAACAGTGGCCGCTGGAGGCGTTGCTCAGTGCCAAGTCCTCAATGGATCCCCGGTACTGGAACGCGCAGTACATGCAGCAGCCTACCTCGGACACCGCTGCCATCATCAGCAGAAAGCACTGGCGCATCTGGCCAAGCGACACACCGCCTGACTGTGAGTACATCATCCAGAGCTGGGATACGGCGCACGAGACAAAGAGCACATCTGACTACAGCGCATGCACAACGTGGGGCGTGTTCTACAACGAGGAAGAGAATAGCAAAGCGCAGGTCATACTGCTGGACGCGTTCAAGGACAGGATGCCGTTCCCTGAACTCAAACAATCGGCCTTCAAACATTGGACGGAATGGGAGCCTGATGCGTTCATCGTGGAGAAGAAAGCCGCTGGTGGCCCCCTGATCCAAGAGCTTCGGGCGATGGGCATCCCTGTACAAGAATTTACACCCAGCCGTGGAAACGATAAGATGGTGCGTGTCAACGCCGTGGCCGACATGTTTGCATCTGGCTTGGTATGGGCACCGGACACACGCTGGGCACGCGAAGTCATTGAGGAAGTCGCAGCTTTCCCTGTGGGGGAGAACGATGACTACGTGGACACGACCACCCAAGCACTGCTGCGCGTCAGACAAGGCGGCTTCATCCGTATCGACACAGATGAGCCAGACGAACCCCGATTTTTCAAACGCCGAGTAGCGGCGTACTACTAAGGATAAATGATGGCCACCAACATAGACAAAGCCCTGTTTCAACAACCCCAAGGTATCGGAGAGCTGGCGCAAGACGAAGAACCGATTGAGATTGAGATCATTGATCCAGAAGCGGTCAACATTGATATTGGGGACGTAGAGATAAGCATCAGGCCCGGTGAGGACGACGAGTTCAACGAGAACTTGGCCGACACGCTGGACGAAGATGACATCATGGCGATGGCGTCTGAGTTGGCCGGAGACATCGAGCAAGACAAGAATTCACGTAAAGATTGGGAGAAAGCCTACACAGAAGGCTTAAAACTGTTGGGCCTTCAGTACGAAGAGCGCACAGAACCTTGGAACGGCGCGTCTGGCGTGTTTCACCCTATGATTACAGAAGCCGTGGTGCGCTTCCAGTCAGAGACCATCACCGAGACATTCCCCGCGCAAGGCCCCGTGCGTACAAAAATTCTGGGCAAAGAGACTCAGGAAAAACAAGAAGCCGCAGTGCGTGTGCAAGAGGACATGAACTACGAGTTGACAGAGGTGATGCGTGAGTTCAGACCCGAGCACGAGCGCATGCTGTGGAGTCTGCCAGCCACGGGTTCCGCGTTCAAGAAGGTGTACTACGACCCCAACATTGGCCGCCAAGTATCCATATTCATACCGGCAGAAGACATCATCCTGCCCTACGGCACGACCGATTTGGATACCTGTTACCGCTTGACGCACGTCATGCGCAAGACAAAGAACGAGATTGTCAAGCTCCAACAAGCAGGCTTTTACCGCGACATCGAGCTGCCTGACCCAACCAAAGACCAAGATAACATCAAAAAGGCCAAGGACAAAGAGACAGGGTTCTCTGACCTGAACGACGACAGATACACGCTGTACGAATGCCACGTTGACTTGGTGCTCAAAGGCGACGAACTCAAAGATGAGGACGATGACGAACCAACAGGCATCACAAGGCCGTACGTCGTTACTTTAATAAAAGGCTCGAACGATGTTCTGGCCATCCGTAGAAACTGGGAACAGGACGATCCACTTGAAATCAAACGACAGCACTTTGTTCACTATCAATACATCCCGGGTTTTGGAGCGTACGGCTTTGGCCTATTCCATCTCATTGGAGGGTATGCCAAATCGGCCACGAGTCTCATGCGCCAGCTTATTGACGCAGGTACTCTCTCAAACCTGCCCGGGGGACTCAAATCCCGTGGCATGCGCATCAAAGGCGACGACACACCGATTGCTCCCGGAGAATGGCGCGACGTAGATATTGGTTCGGGGGCGCTCAGAGACAGCATCCTGCCGCTGCCATACAAAGAACCCAGCATGGTGTTGGCTGGGTTGATGGACAAGATTGTGGAGGAAGGCCGCAGGTTTGCTGCCACTGCCGACATGAAGGTGTCGGACATGTCCGCCCAAGCCCCTGTGGGCACCACACTGGCGTTGCTCGAGCGCCAGCTAAAAGTCATGAGCGCCGTGCAAGCGCGTCTGCACTACACATTCAAGCAAGAGCTGCGTCTGCTGGCCGCGATCATCCGCGACTACACAGACCCAGACTACGACTACGACCCCATCGACGCACCGCGTAAAGCCAAGGCTGCTGACTACGACCATGTAGACATCATCCCAGTGAGCGACCCCAACGCAGCAACCATGAGCCAGCGGGTTGTGCAGTACCAAGCGGTCATTCAGATGGCGCAGATGGCTCCAGACATCTACGACTTGCCGCAGTTGCACAGACAGATGTTGAGCGTGTTGGGTATCAAGGATGCCGACAAGCTTGTGCCCCTGCCGGACGACCAGAAACCGAAAGACCCCGTGTCTGAGAACATGGCCGCGTTGCGCATGGAGCCGCTCAAAGCGTTCTTCTACCAAGACCACCAGTCGCACATTCAGGTGCACATGATGGCGATGCAGGATCCAATCGTCATGGAGTTGGTTGGACAGAACCCCAAGGCTCCACAGATTCAAGCGGCCATGATGGCGCACGTTGCTGAGCACGTTGGCTTTGCCTACCGTCAGAAGATTGAGCAGCAACTGGGTATGCCCTTGCCGCCGGAAGATGAGAAGCTGCCACCAGAAATTGAGACACAGCTCTCAGGCATGATGGCTCAGGCCGCACAGCAAGTGCTCCAGCAAAGTCAAGCAATGGCTGCGCAAAAACAAGCTCAGCAACAACAGCAAGACCCGCTTATCCAGATGCAGCAGCAAGAGTTGCAGATCAAGATGCAGGAGCTGGCGTTGAAAAAACAAGAAGTCGAGGGCAAGCTTGACCTTGAGAACAAACGCCTTGAGGTTGATGCGATGGCCAAAGCTGGCCAGCTCAAACACCAAAAGACAACAGCGAACATCACCGCACTTGCAAAAGCTGGGGACATAAAGACCAAGCGCGAGCAAATGCAGATGCAGATGCAAATGCAGCAACGCAACAACCAAAAGGAGAAGCCAACTAAATGATTCAAGAATTCGCACGCGTATTGCGCGACAAATTACGCACCGACATGAACAACTACGCAGATGACTGCGCCGGTGGTGGGTGTCGCAACTTTGAAGAGTATCAAAAACTTTGCGGTGTTATTCAGGGTCTAGCCATCGCAGAGCGCCATCTTCTTGACCTTGCTGAGAAAGTAGAAAAATCCGATGAGTGAAATCACGCTTGAACCGGGGCAGTTTGCCCTGCCGGAAATCCAACCCGTTGATGCACCCGCATCAGATGCAACCAACGAAGAGAAAGCCACAATGCTTCCTGAACCAACAGGATGGAAACTTTTGTGTGCGGTACCCGATATTTCTGAAAAAATTGATGGTACAGAGCTTGATCTCGTGAAAGCCACATCCACCCTGCGCCAAGAAGAACATGCCACAACGGTTCTGTTTGTGCTCAAGGTTGGCCCCGACGCGTACAAAGACCAGACCAAGTTCCCCGCAGGCGCGTGGTGCAAGGAAGGAGACTTTGTTCTCGTGCGTACATATTCCGGTACGCGTTTCAAAATTTTCGGAAAAGAGTTCCGGCTCATCAATGATGACCAAGTGGACGCTGTTGTGCAAGACCCTCGTGGGCTTACCCGCGCTTAAAAGGAGCAGATATGGCAGAGCAATACAAGTTCCCCGACGAACTTGATGACGACAAAAATCAAAAGGTTGAAGTTCAAACCGAAGATGAAGTCGAAATTGAAATCGTTGACGACACACCGGAGAAAGACCGTGGCCGTCGCCCCCTTGATCGGGAGGTAGAAGACCCGACAGACGACGAAATTGAGTCATACACCCAAGGTGCACAAAAACGCATCAAGGAGTTGACCCATGCCCGCCACGACGAACGCCGTGCCAAAGAAGCCCTTTTGAGGGAAAAGCAAGAACTTGAGCGTCTTGCACAGCACTATGTTGAGGAAAACAAAAAACTCAAACAGTACGTTCACACAGGCACCGAACAATACGGGGCTATGGCCAAGACTGCGGCTGAAGCGGAATTGGACAAAGCTCGGCAAGAGTACAAAGCGGCGCAAGAGGCATTTGACACTGATGCCATCATTGCGGCGCAGGAGAAGTTGTTTGAAGCAAAGTTGAAGTTGCAACAAGCACAAAACTTTCGCCCACCCCCTTTACAAACAGAAGAAGTTGATGTACAACCGCGACAACAAGCACCCGAACCGGTGCGAGCTGACGAAAAAACCTTGCGCTGGCAAGCAAAAAACCAGTGGTTTGGCTCAGACGGGTTCGAGGAAGTTACCAGCTTTGCACTAGGGCTGCACCAAAAACTAGTCAACAATGGAGTTGACCCTCGCTCCGATGAATATTTCGAGCAAATTGATGCTCGCGTGAAGTCGAAGTTCCCTGAAGTTTTCGGAGGAAACGAAGACAAGCCAAGGTCGGTTGAGACTCCGAGGCGTCCATCATCCGTGGTGGCACCCGCATCACGTTCGACCGGGACAAGGAAGATACAGTTAACGCCGTCTCAAGCTGCGTTAATTAAAAAGTACAACCTCGACCCGAAAAAATACGTTGCTGAAGTTTTAAAACTGGAGAATCAAAATGGCTGAAAACCGTACCCCTCGTGACAATGTGTCACGCGAAAAGCAGGCTCGTGCTGTATACGTACCGCCGACTGCGCTGCCCGATCCGACACCTGAACCCGGATATGTCTACCGTTGGGTAGCCACACATGTCTTGGGTCAGCACGAACCGACCAACGTGTCACGCAAGTTTCGCGATGGCTGGGAGCCGGTGAAAGCAGCAGACCATCCTGAGTTGATGATTACTGGTAGTGAAAAAACGGGCAATGTTGAAATTGGTGGCCTCATGCTTTGCAAGATGCCAATCGAGAAAGCACGCGCCCGGGACGAGTACTACGAGCAACAAGCTCAGAACCAGATGGATTCAGTGGACAACCACTTCATGCGAAACAACGATTCGCGCATGCCGCTGTTTGCAGACCGTAAGTCAACAACCAGTCGCGGTGCGGGTTTTGGTTCAGGTTCTAAATAAACAAGGAGTCCTTAAATGGCATCAGTAGCATCCCCTTACGGCCTAAAACCCGTAAATGAGTTGGGCGGCACACCATACGCAGGTGCGACCCGTACTTATCTCATCGACCCCGCAGGCACTGCCTCAAACATTTACAACGGCTCGCCCGTGTACGTGAATGCGTCTGGCTATTTGGCTGTGGCAACCGCAACCGGCGCTGACGCGACCACAAATGGCTTCCCTACTGGCACCGCTAATACCGGTATCGTGGGTGTGTTTGTTGGTTGTTCCTACATCAACGCACAAGGCCAAGTAATCTACGCACAGTACTACCCAACAGGTACAACTGGCGTGATTAACGCTTACGTTGTGGACGACCCCAATGTTGTGTTCCAAGTCCAGTCCGCTGGCTCTGTGACACAAGCTGCATTGGGCGCAAACGTATTTTTCTCAACTGGCGCTGTGGCAACAGGCAGCACATCAACAGGTAACTCTACGGCTTCTGTCGTTGCGGGTTCCTCTGCTGTGACTACCACCGCAGCATTCCGTGTTGTTGGGTTCGTTAATATGCAAGGCTTCTCAGTTGTAGGCGACGCTTACACCGACATCCTTGTCAAGATTAACCCCGGCTATCACTCATTTACCAACGCTGTTGGCCTGTAAGGAGTAACTCAAAATGGCAATTTCACGCGCACAACTACTGAAAGAGTTGCTCCCCGGACTGAACGCATTGTTTGGTATGGAGTACGCACGCTACGGTGAAGAGCACAAAGAAATCTACGAAACAGAGAAATCTGAGCGTAGCTTTGAAGAAGAGACCAAGCTTGCTGGTTTCGGTGCCGCTCCCGTCAAAAACGAAGGTTCCGCAATTGCTTATGACAATGCGCAGGAAGCCTTCACTGCACGGTACAACCACGAAACCATCGCCTTGGGTTTCTCAATCACTGAAGAAGCGATTGAAGATAACTTGTACGACAGTTTGTCTGCTCGTTACACCAAAGCTTTGGCTCGTGCCATGTCATACACCAAGCAAGTCAAAGCAGCCTCTGTTATCAACAACGGCTTCAATGGCTCCTACTTGGGCGGTGATGGCGTTACCTTGTTTGGTAACAACAGCTCCAGCACTCGTGTTGGCCACCCCTTGGTAAATGGTTCTGTTAACTACAACAGCCCAACCACTGGTGTGGACTTGAACGAAACTTCTTTGGAAAATGCCGTGATTCAAATCGCAGCATGGACTGATGAACGTGGTCTGTTGATCGCTGCCAAGCCTCGCAAGATGATTGTGCCTCCGTCACTCATGTTCGTTGCCAAGCGTTTGCTTGACACTGAGCTGCGTGTCTCTACTGCTGACAACGACATCAACGCGTTGAAGCAGATGGGTGCAATCCCTGAAGGCTATACCGTCAACCACTTCTTGACCGACACAAACGGCTGGTACTTGATTACCGACGTTCCAAACGGCATGAAGCACTTCGAGCGTATGCCTTTGTCCAACTCAATGGACGGTGATTTCGACACCGGCAACGTCCGTTACAAGGCCCGTGAGCGTTACAGCTTTGGTTGGTCTGATCCCCTCGGTATGTGGGGTTCTGCTGGCGCGTAAGCGACTTGAGAAAAGGGGACTAGCGTCCCCTTTTCTTTTGCGGTATATTCAAACCATTCCGGGGTTTCCGGTGTATCTGACAGTCCCGGCTGACGACATGCAGACAGATACACCCCAATTTGCATGTAAGGAAAAAACATGGCACGCACGACTTTTCAAGGCCCAGTTCGTTCATTGGCTGGTTTTTACGCTCAAGGCCCAAATACCGTTGTTAATTTGGCCAACGGCACAAACACCGTTACGCTTGATGTTGCTACATACGCAGGCAAAGTGATTCGCACCAATGATGCGACTTTGATTATTACTCTGCCAACCATCAACGCCTCGGCAAATCCGACAACCAGCGGCCCCGGCGAAGACCCAAGCACTGCAAACAACGTCGGTACAACATACACATTCTTTGTGGAAACCGCCGCAACTGCTGTGGCTATCAAAACCGATGGCACAGACAAATTTGTTGGCTCATTGTTGATGGTGGCAACCGATGCTGCTGGCGCGACCACTGGTTACGCACCCGCAGCAGCAAACGATGTCATTAACTTAGACGGCACGACCACTGGTGGTGCAGCAGGTTCTTGGATTACCGTGACTGTTTTGGCTTCTCTGAAGTACTATGTCACAGGTGTTTTGCTTGGTTCAGGCACTGTTGCCACACCATTTGCAAATTCCTGATTAGGAGCAGTCCATGACGATGCAAGCTGATGTCCAGTCAACGCGACTGACGGCAGACGGACAAGCGGTCGATTACCGCACCCGTGTGAAAACCGTGTATGGCCTTGCGGGAGCAAGCGCAGGGTCAGTCAAGCTGTATAACGGAACAGACGCAACTGGCACACTGTTGCTCGAGGTGGATACTCCGGCAGGCACAGCAAACACGTTTCTTTTACCAATACCCGGTGAAGGCATCTTGTTTACCATAGGCGTTTATGCTGATGTGACCAACATCACGGGCGTAACGATTGTCTATGGCTAAGTCACCTGCATGGCAACGCAAGGAAGGGAAGTCCGAGAGCGGCGGTTTGAACGCCAAAGGACGCGCCTCTTACAACAGGGCGAATCCGGGGAAACCCGGATTGAAACCGCCTCAGCCCGAGGGCGGCAGTCGCCGCGACTCTTTCTGCGCCCGGATGAAGGGCATGAAAGCCAAGCTGACCAGCGCCAAGACCGCAAACGATCCAGATTCGAGGATTAACAAAAGCCTTCGTGCGTGGAACTGTGCTGATGGTGGCTACGTCACCAAGGCCGATGGTTGCGCCACCAAGGGAAAAACAAAAGGCAGGTTTGTGTAAATGGCAGAGGCAGACATTCTTACAGCCAGAGAGTTGGCTACGCACGCGGCAAATATTGACCATTTGCAAAACGACGTGGACAAAATCATGGCGGACATGGATGAGATCAAACGCTCAATTGCACAAATCAACACCACTTTGTCTGAGGCGAAGGGTGGCTGGAAAGTGTTCATGCTGCTTGGCGGTGTGAGTGGGGGTACTGTGGGGGCAGGGCTTGTACAAACAGCACATTACTTTTTGGGTAAGTGATGCCAAGCACCAGCAAGAAGCAACACAATTTCATGGCGGCGGTGGCCAATAACCCGTCGTTTGCCAAGAAGGTAGGAGTCCCGCAGTCTGTGGGTAAGGATTTTTCAAACGCCGACAAAGGCAAAACTTTTAAAAGAGGTGGTGATATGGCTAAAGCAAACCCTTTCATGGAAATGATTGCCAAGAAAAAAGAGATGGCAAAAGGCAAAAAAGAAATGCCAATGAAAAAGATGGCTTCTGGTGGCATGACCAGCGCCAAAATGGGTTCTGTCAAAACCGCAGCTCCAAGCCGTGATGGTGTGGCTGTCAAAGGCAAAACCAAAGGCAAGATGGTCACCATGAAATCTGGCGGCAAAGCCTACTGCTGACATGATGTCCAGCCGTGGTATGGGGGACATCAACCCCTCAAAAATGCCCGGCGGGAAGAAAAAAGCCCGTCGGGATGACACTGCTTTCACCCAATACAAAGAGGGTGGAAAAGTCAACGCGGCGGGTAACTACACCAAACCTGAACTCAGGAAACGCATAGTTAGCCAAGTCAAGGCAGCAGCAACCCACGGTACTGGTGCTGGCCAGTGGTCAGCCCGTAAAGCGCAGTTGGTCGCCAAGAAGTACAAGGCCGCTGGCGGGGGTTACAGAGATTGAAAGCGCCGCAGCAATCCCTTAAAAATTGGGGAGACCAAAAATGGAGAACCAAAAGTGGTAAAAAATCTTCTGACACAGGTGAGCGATATCTTCCTGAAGCTGCAATCAAAGCTCTCAGCCCTGCTGAATACGCTGCGACAACGCGTGCAAAACGTGCTGGGAAAAAAGCCGGAAAGCAATTCGTGAAGCAGCCACCCAAGGTGGCAAAGAAAACGGCAGGATTTAGATAATGGCAACAACTTCTGGACAAGCAGGCTTTAATTTAGACCTCACCGAACTGGTGGAGGAGGCATTTGAGCGTGCTGGTTCAGAGTTGCGCACCGGATATGACCTGAAAACGGCACGTCGGTCGTTGAATTTGCTGTTTGCCGACTGGGCAAACCGGGGTGTCAACATGTGGACGTTTGAGCAAGGCACCATTACCTTTGAGCAAGGGTTGAACACCTACGCAGTGCCCACCGACACGGTTGATTTGCTGGATCATGTGATCCGAACCAACGCAAATGTGGCTTCTACCCAGTCTGATTTGACAATCACACGCATCAGTGTATCCACATATGCCACTATCCCCAACAAATTAACCCAAGCCAGACCAATTCAGGTCTGGTATCAGCGTTTGGACGGCCAAATCAGCCCAACTTCTGCGGTGTTGGCCACCAGCATTAACGCTACAACAGACACAATCGTTCTTTCCAACGTAGTTGGGCTTCCCGCCATTGGTTACATCAACCTTGACAGCGAAACCATTTTCTACAACTACATTGATGGCAACACCCTGAGTAATTGTTTCCGTGGACAAAACGGCACAACAGCAGCCTCGCACACTGCCAGCGCAACAGCCAAGATTTACATCAACAACACCCCC